CGTCTGCTGAGAGCGTTACAGAAAAAACAAGGTCTGAGTTAGTTGCTTCAATCAAACGAGTTACTTGGGTGTACGGAATTTCTGAACCGTTTGCTCCTTCTGCAACATACACTTCAATAGAAGAGTTAACAATTCCAGTTACTGACAGTAGGTATTGCTGGCTTATTCTTCCGTCACTGGTAAATGACTCTTGATACATTTCACCTTCAGTTAAATTTAATTCTACTGAGGTTCCTTTTTGGTATGTATCGTACCCACTAATAGCAGCACCAGTAGAGTTAAAAGCAATAGCCTTATCTGATGTAAACACCACATCGTCAGCAGTTTCCAATAACGGTTTTGCTAAGAACCGTGTGAACTTAGGTATAAGTATGGGTGTCTCATTAGTTGCGGCTGAGTTTGTAGCAACTAGCGAAATTGAAGCATGAGAAGGTGTTCTACCAGTAGGTACATAGTCCAACAAGTTTGCAATTGCAAGAATGCTTTCACGTTGAGTAGCCGTGGACAAAAATGATTCTTGCGCTGCTTTATCTACATAGTAGTGGAGGATATCTCCCATGTATGACCAAAGATCAACCATCAGCATGCCAAAGTCGGATTGGTCACGAGAAGTCCATTCTGGTAGAACTTGTTCAGCCCGTGCCAAAAGGTCTTGTTTAATGGAGAAGTAATCTCGGCTGGTGTAGTCAAAAGTGCTCATATAGCGTTGTCCTCAGTTAGCGTTGACGGGGATACAAGGTTGTACTGGGTGGTACGAACCCCTCCAGTCGGTAATTTATACTGTACATTAATAAGCATTGTGTCATCGTTGTAGCCTTTACCGCTAGTGGACGACTGTGGGGAAAGAGATATATTCATGATGACTGCCCCAGAAACATGCTTACGCAATTCTCGTAATGTCTCCACTTTGTACTCTTCAAAGACCATTGAGTCAAAGTTTTCAAAAACAAGGGTTTGACTGTTTGCGCCATAGGTTGTTTGCATAGGGCGTTCAAACTCATTGGTTCGCAGGTAGTCACCTATTTTTTGAGCCACTACTTTGTTGGACTCATTAATAGTTTCAACCTTTCCAGAGTTGGCTATTGTAAATGGGAATTTAATAATCATGGTTATCCTGTCGGCTGTATATTAATAATAAATACATTTGTAAATGATTCGTCATCAGCACCAACTACTACTTGCTTTCCTATGTCGGGGACATCCCACGGTGCTGTCCTTCCATAATATGAAATTGGAACTGTTGTGTCTGGGCCAAACTTTGCAGGGATTCTGACTTTGATTGTTCCAGTTTCTTGATCAGAGTAGGCAACAACAGCACGGTATAGGTTAGTAGACATAATTAAATTCCTTAGAAGTAACCCAATTACCATTTACTAACTTAGATCCTGGATACTTAATAAACCGTTTTCCAGGAGGTGCTTTGGTTTTACCTGTGTTTAATGAATCCGTTTTTATATGTAGATCAGTTAGATAATGATTTCGGTTGATTAAATGACGTACTTCCTCTACTACCCAATACCCATCGTATTCAGAGTTGTAATTGTTTAAGTAAACAATTGACCCAGGAAAGACCGTGGAAATTCCAAGCGCTGTAACGTCTGCATGAAGTGGTATGGATTGCTTTAAAAACCCACCTGCGTAGTTACGCAATGCTTCTTTAGACACAGCGTTCATGGTTATCTCTTGTGTAAACCTACGCTTTACCTGTTTACCCATGCCACTTCCAACAGAATCTTTAGTTGAGTATTCAACACTTTTCCCCGTACTGTCTAATGTTTTAATTAAATAGTTATGGCTAGAGCCGTGTGGGGTAACATCACCAAATGTACCTTTAAACTCCAACACGTTTCCTGGTTTCCTCTCAGCACCACCTTGTGCTTGTAATGTGTTTAGGGTTGTTGGGGTAAGCCCTCGGTAAAAAGAAGAAAATGGGTCATACACTGTTATGTGCGTATTTGTTGCAGTTACAAAGTACCCAAGTTTTTTAGCAGTGCTAGTAAGCACTTCCCAATCTGACATTGAGGATTGATCTACAGTAGGTATTACATAGTTGTTGTTTGGTACAGAGTATGAGAAATTGTATTTTTTAGCAATTGCTTTTACCAACTTTGGCAAAGTAATGTTTTTATAAACATTTGATGACAATGGTTTCATGTTGTAACTAACACCAAAGCAAACTACTTTTGCTGCTTGTACACCTGAGTTGTTTACTTTGCCCATTCGAGTTATTGAGTTAGCCTCAACATACGCAACATACCCATGAAACTCTTGAATGTTTGCTTCATTGTTTCCAAACTTAATATAAACAGGAAGACCTGAATAAGCAGTTACTGCTGCTGGTGGGAACCCTGAATAAGTAATAGTTGCAATGTCATGCTTGTTTTCTGAATAAGTAATTTCTACAGAAACAATGTCGTTTGTTGACACCGTTCCACCAATTACTTGCACCTCAATTATGGGCGCATCTTTGTACGCATCTCTTAAGATCATTTAGGAATACGGATAACCATCCCTGGTTTTAGATCAAGTGGAAATCTGATTTGTGGGTTTAAGTCAGCAATGCGCCACCACAATGAAGGATCACCATATATTTGAGTAGCAAGACCTTCTAATGTGTCTTCAACTTTTACTGAATACTTTTGCACATAGACATCTGCGAGTTCTTTTCTTACAGCAGTCTTTAGACCTTGGTTGTTTGTTTCAGCATGCGTATACCTAGAAAGAATGGTAATCATTATGTCCTCGTATTTGATTTATCTGGTCGTGTCTCAATTCCAATGTTCTTTGTGAATGCTGGAGATACGGATACTGTCTCAAACAATTTGTCATCATCTGCTTTTAAATTTGGTATAAAAGTTTTAATTTTTTGTTCAATAGGTTTAGTGTCACCAAATCGTGTTGCTTTAATAGTTAAAGTTAATTCAACATTGAATTGATCTTGTTGAAATGGGATAGGCATAGTTGGTGATGGTCGTTCAAAAGTATAAAATGCTTGTTTTCCATCTCCTAAAGGATTACTAATTGGATAGTTTCTACTCAACGACCACTGACCAAACCTGTGTTGACCAAACACCATGAAATGTAGGTAGCCGTTCATTCCTTTTACGTTGTTATAGTAATACACAGGCAATTCAGCGCATGTAAGTACAAATGGTTTTGCTTTTGTACCCCATAAAGATAAATCGTATGACCCTTGTTTAGGTGGTGGGCCATCTGTGTATTGAATAGAACCAGTAGTTTGTGCATCTGTTCTTGTAGTAATTCTGGGGTTTACTGCGTTTGATACATGTCTTGCCCACCATATTTTTATTTCTCCACTAAAAGTAAACTGTAAACCACCACCATTTTTTTCCTTTGCCGCAACATTTTCATAAAAATCGTGACCTACTGAAGATACTGTTGCTATAAAGTTAAATTCTTGTTTGTTATTTGGGTTAGCAAAAATAGATTGAATTAAATCAAGTGAATTTTCTTTACCTTGGATATGTTGTGCAACTGATATATAATTTCTTGTTCCTTCTAATGTTTGTGCAACAACATCAGCAGGAGCAGCACTACCAGAAGAACTTCCACCAGAACCACCCGTACCAGTACTACCAGAGTCATCTGGTGCTTCTTTGTTAATATCTGTTAGGAAAGTTTTATTTTGGGCAAAACCAATGTACAGTGCTTGTACTTGTACTTCCACAATGGCTTGTGTTGGGATCATGTGTGCGTTGAACTTGTTAAAAGTTACTTTATGGTTCATAACAAAGCCTTCAACCATAAACCATTCAGATAACATAATTCGAACAGGTGTTGGAACAAGGTAAGCCTTGTTGCCTACGTTTGCAGAAAAAGCATTAAGTTTGTTTGAATCAAATTCTGATGTCGAATCAGTCTCTGTTGTATCAGTTTCATCTTTTTGAGATGACTGTGATGTGTCTGTTTTTAGTGTTCCAGCAATTTGTGCAGCAATAACATCTTTAGCCAATCCTTGCCCAACAATATCGTCAAGGATAAGAATGTCAGCAAGAACACCAATCTCTGTAACCCAGGCTGGATCGTATTGTTCAATAATGTATTTATCTGGTTCGTAACCAATTCCTTCTAAGCGATTTCCATCAACCAAATCACCGTTTGCATCTATGTACTTACCACTGGTCATTTCTGCTTCACGATTAAATAACAATGTAAAACCAAATCCTGCTTGACCAGGAATAGGCTGTGCTAATTGGTCGGGGTCTTGGTTAAAGAAATATTGCATGTCGTAGTTTGCTGCAACGCTTCTAGTTATTAGGTCAGGGTTAAACTGAAAGTTACAGCGCAAGTTTTGTAATGTCTTAGCGCCATCTATGTTTTTATAGAATTCTGTAAGCCTTCGTATATATCCTTTGTTGACTTTTTGGTTTACACCTAATGTTGCAAACTTGCGTACTCCTGGGTATATAAACGGTGGGTTCATATTTGGGTACAAAGGCTTCTCTGATTCACGTTGACCAAATGAAACTGAGTTATCCACAGTTGGGGATTTAATTGGGGCAGCCTCAATAAAGGTTGAGGCTTGTTTTGAATTTATGTCAATTCCTCGTGCTTCTAAAGCAGCAAGTGTTGCTTCACTAGGCATTAGTTATCCCTCATCGCTTGTTTTTTAAGTGCTTCCTGAACCATCTTTGTAATAGTTTCTGCAATTCGTGTAGCGTCTTGTTCAGTGTTTCGTGATCCATTAAGTGTAATGTTTGGGGCAATGGTAACACTTGTGTTACCACCCACTGATACTGATGTTGACCCACCACGAGTTGGCATTGGCATTGGGTCACCACGATCCACGCCAGCAGCCTTTGCAGCAGCCTGCGCTTTAGGCATCCAACTTTCTGTACGTGCTAAAGCATTACCTTTGATACCCCATGGAGAAAGGTTTTCACTCTTTCCACCACTGAGAATCCATGCTGCTTTTACGTTTGTCTCTGGATCAAACAATTGATCGTAGTTACTAATGTTAAATTTCTTTAAACGATCAGGGCCAAGTTTATCAAGCATGTTGATTTGAAAAAGACCGTATGAGTTGTCTGGTGGTTTTCCGTTATGAGCAGTTGGTGTCCATGCTGATTCACGACCAGAAATAGCCAGCATGTTTATAAGGTGCTTACCACGGAACCCTCGTTTGTACAGCATCTTTGCTAATACTTGTGGGTCCATTGCACCACCAGGCATTGCAGATGTCTGTGACCCACTTACTGATTGCTCAGAAACAGTGCTATTTGATCCACCAGCGCCTGCTGATTGGCTAAAGACTTGACTGTTCTCGTATGATGAACCAATTTGGTCTGCAATAGACATACCTGAGTATGGATTAGAGGTTTGCATTACACCACCATTACCACCAGCCTTTTGATATGAGTCTCCAACGCTTGTTGCTCCAATAGGTTCTCCAGTGCTTGGATCTATTGCCATTTGATCACGAGCAGCGCCAGCAGGCATACCCCACTGAGAACCACCCTTTTCATACTCATAACGTGAGTTAGGGAGTTCCTCTGGTTGTACGTGCCATGGCTCACCGTTTACGCTTGCAAATGTTTTAAGGCCATACTTTGATGCGTTCTCTTGCACCCATTTAAGGTCACCCACTAAGTCAGCAGCAAGACCAAGTTCGTGCATCGAATGTCCTGGAGGTGCGGCTGGCGCTCCAGAAACACGCTTCCATTGAGCGCCTTCCCACTCAACATCGCCCTTACTTCCGTCAGTTACTTTCTTATATCGTGACAAGAACAATTGACGTTGCGTTGCTTCGGAACGACTACCTTCACCAATACCCACGTTAGGGTTATCAGCCATCATTCGAAACAGTCGTTCCCTAAATTTAGAGTTAAGGCCACTTACGTTTTTGTTGTTTTGTACTTGACTAAATGTTGTTCGTTTACCACTAAATCCTGAAGGAACCATGGTGTTGCCAGCAGGCATGTTTCCGTCACCAGACATAATAGCGCCACCAATACCAGCCAACATCATTCCAGGAACTGCACCAACTCCAGTCAGTGAGAGGAGAGCACCTGCACCGATCATTCCAGCGCCAAGTGCTTTACTACCCATGCTTCCTTTACCAAATACTTTGCTTCCAATTCGAGCGCCAACAACATCTTTCAAAGCAGTCTCAAATTTTGATAGGGCATCAGTTACCGCTTGCAGGTTGTGTTCCATCTTTGCGTAATTATCAGCCTGGTTTTTATAAAACGCTTCATCACGAAGTTCCTTTCGTGCGGTTGTTTCTTCAGCCTGTGTAGCAAAGTTTTCTTCCACACCCATGATCTTTGTGTGCTCACGGTTAGTTGGGTCGTAGTCACCCATCTTTCCGCCAGTCTTCTTTTTAAATGTGTTTGCGGATTGGGCGTAGTCAAACACTAGGTTCTGAATGTCAGTACCCATTCCCATAGCCGAAAATCGTGTACGTGTGACTGATCCGTCTTGACGTGCTCCCTCAAGAATCTTTGCACCACGCTCGCCCAATAGACCAGAGTTTTGAGCAGCCATTTTAATTACTTGATCCATTGACCGTTGTTTACCACCAGGACCATAAAGACCAGTACCAAGCATCATGGTCATACGGTTGTTTACTTGGGCAGAACCAAGTGTTTGAGCCATTCCTGAAAGATCACCAGCGCTAAGTGAAAAACCACTCACCGTACGTAGAGCCTCTACACCTTTGATCTGTCCTTCTGCTTTAATACCAGTAGCCGCTTGGAGAGCAAGAAGTTGATTAACAGAACCTTCACCAGTGCGATAGCCAGTCAAAGGTTGGCGCATTGTTGACTGGTATTGCGCTTGAGAAATTCCCATCTGCTGTTGGTAATACACACCAAGTTTGTCAGCAGACTGAGACTTTACATACATCTCGTTAATTCGATTGTCAGTAGCACCAATCAATGCAGATACTGCTTTAGTTGCAAATTCTGCAACTCTACTTACAGGGGCAGGATTAGAACCACCGTAGCCACCACCACCACCACCACCGCCTTGGTAGATGTTT